AGTTGACTATCCTTTACCATGTTATTGATCGCGTTTACTATAAATATAGTAAATAAATATATAGGAGAATGTTATGAAGAATAAAATTAAATTTGGTGACTGGTTTAGCTGGGAAGCTCACGATGACTATGTTGATGAGGCTATGGATGACTCTGCAGATATTGCGGTAGTTATTGATGGTATATTGTCTGATAATAATAAAATGAAAAAACATAATTTCAAAGACCATGGCGACGTTAATGGTATTCATTTATATACTTTTATGACCGATGAGTATATATTTATTTGCCATTATACTTATGCTGATGAAGATCAAGCGTATTTATTCAGACACCAAAACATGAGTTGATAAGCTGTTACCTATATACTCTGGTGGAAAAAAGAAAAAGCAAAAATTAATTTTCTAGACT